CATCACACAGGCACGAAATTGTAAAATCAATGTAGGCACCCGCTGGAATGGTCTCGCTGTTTGCTAAGGCAATTCGTTCGCCCTGCGCTGTCTGCCCTCTTAGCGGACGCTGGCAGTTTCCGATTTCTCCGGTAAAAACGATTGGTATCATCCGCTCTTTCACAAAAATCAATCCATCAATTTCCTTTTTGTACGCTTTGATTTTCGATGATGCTGAATTTGGTACCTTCCGTAAACAGCCGCAGGCATCCTTGAAAAATCCCTTCACCTGATAATCCCACATGATGGGATGTCCCTCTTTGTTGCGCGGGAAGATGGTCATTGATTTTTCAATCACTTCATCAACTCCAACCGCTGCGACTTCTTCGGCTCGTGTCGGTGCGTCAGGTGCGTTTGATGCGATAAATGTGCTGTGAATCTCCGGATCACTGCTTGCCGTTCCCAAAATCTCCTCCGTAAATGTTACTCTTACTTTTAATTCCTTCATTTCTGCTCTCCTCTTCTTTGTCAATGTTTTAGTTTTTAAATCCTGTGCTGCGCCTTTGCTCTGCTGAACTAGGCTTTTCCTTTGCCAATCGGTGCATAGCTTCGCCTTTGCCCGTCGTTGCTTCGCCAAACATTGCCTTGCCGTTGCTATCCACAGCCACGCATTTCCCTTGCCACACACTTCCCCGCCATGCTTTGCCGATCCCCTGCTACCCACAGCTTCGCCACTCCTTTGCAGCACTTTGCCCTGCTTTGCTGCGCCCTTGCCATACTCCGCCATGTTATTCTGCGCTATGCCTTTGCAACGCGCTGCGTTTCCCTTGCAATGTCACCCTTCGCCTTGCCCTCGCTGATCAATGCCCCGTAGCGCCTTGCTCTGCCATTGCTAAGCGTTGTGTCGCGCAGCTTTGCCATCGCATCTCATTGCGTTGCCATTCCCTTGCTAATCAATACACTGCTAATCAATGCCCTTGCTTGTCCACCATGACCGCCATCAGGCGGTTTCCTCCTCAGTCCCTTCCTTGCCATCTGCTGGCATTATACGGTATGTTATCTTTGCGTCTTCTTGATCTTCTAAAAGATTTATCAGGATGGATACAATTTTTTCAAAGTCCACAATTAACCTCCTTGCTTACCCTATTTGATTGTATGTTGCACGGTTTGTACTTGTTGCTATTTTCTCCAAATTCTCCTATAATCTAAGTACAGGCACTGGCATGCCGAGTACAAAAGAAAGGAGCCTATGGCATGAATGAATTCGAAGCCCGATTATTAAAATTTGCATATGGTAATTACAGAAAAACAGGAACTACATATTTCGAAATGCAAGCAAGAACTGGAGACGAATTGATGTATTATCTGGATGCGGCAGAACATTTATCTGAATCGAATCATATTATCCCTATGTCCGACAACATAGGGGCGGATTCCATAAACATAATCCCACATCTCGAAAACACCGTTATTTGCTACGAACTCACTGACCTTGGATTGCAATATTCAAAAACAAACTTTAAAGACTAAATCTAAACGTAATATCCACGCATTTTTCTTTCTTGTGAAACGTCATATCTGAAAGGCAAGGCTCCAGGTCTTCGCCTTTCATTTTCTTCAATTCCTCAATGAGCAAATTGCAAAAATCAATTCTAATCACCTCATAACTCTTATCACTTGCCTGGCAATTGGACAATAATTCGATTGCGTCAAACATTTTTTCACCTCTTTATCCTGTTTTTCTATCTTCGCTCTCTGCCTTGAACGCCATTCCTTCGCCAAACCACAACAATTTGTTTTTCTGATCCTCGCTCAATTCCGGAAACGCTTCCTTAAAAGTTTCCAAAATTTTTCTTTCGCTATCTGTTAAGGTTTGCATGCGTGTACCTCCTTTCATGTAGATACTTACTTGTATCTTATGTGTCAATTATACATCACATACAGACGCTTGTCAATAGCTTTTTGTACCGTTTGTGTCATTTTTTTCTTTACAAGACTTGCTTTATGTGTTATACTAATATCAGAAGGAGGTATAAACATTTTGGATGATATGAATTTAAGATTTAGGCAATTGCGCAAAGAATGTAAGAAAACCCAAGAAGAATGGGGAGAAATTCTTGGAATAACAAGATCCGGCGTCGCCGAAATAGAATCGGGCAGAAGAAACGTAACTGAAAAACACATACTTATGCTTAATAACTGGAAAGAATGCAATGTAAACAGAGAATGGCTGCGTACCGGCGAAGGGAATATGTTTGTAGAAATGTCCAGAAAAGAAGAAATCGCAACTTGGGCAGGGCTTCTAACCAGCCCAAATAGCGATAATGAATTTGCCGAACGATTCGTCAACATGCTAAGCAAGCTTGACAAGGATGATTGGAAGGTACTTGAAAAGATGGCGGGACTTATGCTAAACGAAAATAACTAGCTAGATTGCCTAGCTAGTTATTGCTTTAATAAATAATACAATTCGATTTAATATACTATTGTTTTCAATTTTGTTTATTAAATTTATTATTGTCTCCCTGTACTCTTCGCTTGACATATGTATGCACCCCTTTCATTGCTGGCAATCTGAATATACCTTACAGATATTCCGATGTGTATATTATAACCGCATGCCAACATCATGTCAATAGGAAAATAGAACACAGGTTCGACTTGTTTCGACATTTATGCGAAATATTGAAAGGAGTAAATATGAATTCAAAAAAACGATGCGCCATTTACATCCGTGTCAGTACCGAGGAGCAGCATATAAGCGGTATCTCTCTTCCGGCCCAACTTCTTGCACTTAAAGATTATGCAAGCAAAAATAACTATGCTATAGCGGATGTCTATGCCGACGAGGGAATTTCGGCCAGAAAAAGCATGTCTCGCCGAAAAGAGCTTTTACGACTTCTGGAAGATGTAAAACAAGAAAAGATAGATATGATTCTTGTAACTAAACTGGATCGCTGGTTTCGAAATATAAATGATTACAATGTTACAGAAGAGATTCTTAAGAAACATAACTGCTATTGGAAAACGATTTTTGAAAATTATGACTCTTCAACCGCCAATGGCCAAATGGTGATCAATATTATGCTTTCCGTTAACCAGGCAGAATGCGACCGCACTTCCGAACGCATAAAATCCGTATTTGATTACAAGCGTTCACAGGGAATGTGTGTAACTGGAATGTGTGCCCCTTATGGTTATATTATCGAAGGTGGATATATCAAAAAAGATCCAAACGTGAGTCATATAGTCGAGGATGCTATAGAGCATTATTTTTCATGTTTTTCCATCCGTGGAACGGCAAATTATATTTCGGACAAATACGGCGATGACGCACCAAGCTATTATAAGACAGACAAAATTTTTCACAACCCCAAATATGCCGGTATGGATACCGATGGAAACCCTTACTGCGAGCCATATATGACAATGGAAAAATATAATATCCTCCAAAAATCAAAGCAGGCAAAATTATACCCCCGCAGTGACTATGTCTATATTTTTAGTTCGTTAATTACTTGCCCGATCTGCGGCCGCAAGTTTTCCGGAAGGCAAAGAACAACCCTAAACAAAAACGGCACAACGCACCATGTTGTAAGATACAACTGTGGCGGCAAGTTCAAATATCACTGTGGCGCGTCCTTGCGAGAAGAAGCAGTGGAACAATATCTACTCGATAATGTAAGCAACACTCTAAGAAACGAAGTTATCGAATGTGAGGTGGTGAAGAATACAAAACCAAGATCGTCACGATCGTTGCAATCTTATACAGGCGAAATGGAACGCCTGAATATGCTATACCAAAAAGGACGCATATCCGAAGAATATTATGAAAGTGAATACATAAAATTATCTGCCGTTATTTCTAATGGCGATAGCAAGGAACTTGAAAAAAAGCAAAAAAAACTCAAGTCCGTTGCGAAACACTTTAGCAACGATTGGAAAGAATTATATTTAAAACTTGACAACTCGCATAAGAGGGCATTTTGGAAACAAGTAATAGAGGAAATTAATGTTAATCCCGATACCCGAAAACTATGCGGTTTTAAATTTTTGTTATAGGTACAGTATTAATCATTACACTGTTGAATAGTATCGAATACTGTACCTATATTAATACATCGAAAAAGGGCCACAATCGGCCCCTTTTTTATTATCTGCTCAATGAGAAGGGTAATTCTGGTGTTAATATTTGTATCCCATTTTTGCTTCTTTTTTCTCTGCTGCATCGTGATTATTGTATTCTGTTGTCTCGTAGATGTAGAGATCATGCAGGGCGGTCCCCTGCGCTTTCATATCGGCATATCTCTTGATCTTGCGATTCAGGTCCACAATGGCGCACTTGATACAGCTGGCACGCTCGTACAGCGGACAGGCCAAATCCCTAAGACAGAGCGGGGCCGCAAACATATTCGCGCTCTCCGTAATCTTCCAGTACATATCCCACAGCCCATTCCGGTATTCCGCCAGAAATGTTTCAACGCTATTGACGTTCGGAAACGCGGTATTTGACTTCTGCGGATAAATCTCAACCTCAAACAAATCGAATGCTTCTGATTGCAGGTATTTTCGGATATTTTCGTCCTTGGTACCTTCCATGCGTGCCTCTCGTTTTTTACCCTGAATCCCCAGAGATAAGGCCTTGACAAACGCTGTATTTTCAAATTCTTCAAATGCATACAGATAATTCACGGTATTCTGAATCTGTCTTATGCAGTCGGCTTTATTGACCATTTTTCTACCTCCTTAGAAATAAGATGTCCGCGGGTTGCCGTCCATCATCTCTTTGTGCGTGCCGCTCTGCATCTCTTTCCATCT